TTGGCCTCTTTCAGCCTCTCGGCCTGGAACTCGAGCCACGCCGAGTCAAGTGCGCGGATCATCGCGACAAACCGCCGCTCGTCCTCGACGCCCTCGACCTCCATGTACAGGCGGATCTCGTCCGCGGGGATCGGCGTCAGGCCCATGCCGGCCGGCCTGGCCTTCGACAGCCGGTTGAACGCCTCGATGTAGGGCTCGTTGTGCTCCCAGACCTCGGGCACGTCCTCCAGCGCCTTGACCGTCTTGCCCCGCGCGGCCAGCCCCTCCAAGAAGTCGAGCTGGTCGCCCCAGGCTAGCCGCCAGCGCAGGGCCTCCGTCAGTTTCCCCGGTCTTCCTCCGCCTCGACGAACTTGAAGGTCTCGAACTCGCCCGCGGCGTCGGAGACGTCATCCAGCATGACGCGGTACTCGGGGTTGCCGAGGATCTCGTACGCGTTCTCCTTGGTGCAGGGGATCGGCTGCCCGTCGTCGTCCTCGAGCCCGTCCCAGTCGACGAGGAGCTCCTCGACGACGCACTCGAGGGCCTGCTTGTCCGTGACCTCGGGCGGCGGCGACTGCTTCCGCGCGTAGAACCGCCTGTTCGCGTGCAGGTTGCGGGCCGCGCGCTTCCGGTAGCCCTTGCACTGCGTGGACCTGACCTTGGCCCTCCAGCCGCCGGTCATGGTCACCCACTCGCCCTCCTCTCCGAGCGTCACGTCGGTCTTCAGTTCGCTGAGCTTCATCTGTCCGTGCCTCCTTGTTGGGGTGCCCCCGTATTTGGCGTGCGCCCGGGGGCCACGGCGCCTTCCTCCGCTACGGATCTCTGGGTGAGAGGTTCCTTTGCGGGGGTTCGCCGCTACGCGTCGAACTTGGTCAGCGTCAGGGTCTCGCCGAGGGTCGGGTTGCGGTAGGCCGTGAAGGCCATCTCGGCCATCACGTCCTGGTCGATGCCGCCCGCGACCACGTTGCCCTGCGAGAACTTCATGCGCGGCATGTCCAGCACGTAGACGTTGCCGGCCGAGTCGACGAGCCGGAAGCTGAAGTCCGACACCGTGAAGTTGGTGTACTCCTCGAGCAGGTCCCTGGTCTCGAAGTACGCCGTCATGGTGCCGGTCGCCAGCGCGCGGCCGAGGCCGATCCCGAAGGCCTCGTCGCTGCCGATCGCCTGCTGCGGCCGCAGGTTGTTGTTCAGCGTGACGCCGAAGGACCTGATCTCGAGGGTCGACGCCGCGGCGGCCTGGCGGATGCCGGTCACGTTGTCGATCGAGTTCATGACCTCCTTGGTGGCCGCGGCCACGCGCGCGCCCGTGCCGACGGTCGCGGCGGCGGGCACGCCCTTGAGGCCGAGGAACCCGAAGCGCCCGGTCAGGATCGACCCGACGGCCACGCTCAGCTCCAGCTGCGACACGCGGCACCCGGGGAAGGAAATGAACTCGCCCGAGCCGCCGTTGGCGTCGGGGAACTCCTTCTCGAGGGTGAACGACTTCTTGGTCGTGCCGACCTTGATGAAGCCGTCGTTGTCGAAGGCGATGTCGGTCTCACCCGACTCGTCGGTGAACGACTTGCCGGAGACCACGATCACGTTGTCGCTGGTCTTCGAGTCGCACCGCACGTAGCCGTCGTTCGACGAGTTGCTGAAGCCGGAGAAGTTGAGCCACATGCCCGGGACCACGTTGGCGAAGGCGCTGGCCGTCGCGGCGTCCGTGAACGTCGCGGTCTGCCCGGACGAGCCCGAGATGTCGATGGACTGCGCGGTCTTGGCGACGGCCGCGTCCCAGCCGTCCATGAACGCGCCGGCCAGCAGGTCGTCGTGCCCGTTGTAGCTGAGCTCCAGGTTGACGTCGCCGCCGGCGGAGATGGCGGTCCGCACCAGGTCCGGCACCTGCCGGTCCGAGCGGATCTCCTGGGACTCCGTCGACTCCGTGTTGTGGTTGATCGACTCGCCCGTGTACCGGAGCTCCTTGAGAGCGCTGGCGGGCGTGACCCCGAAGGTGACCTCCTCGAGATAGCTCAGGAGGGCCCGTGAGGAATCTGCGGACATTGGAATACCCCCAATCCACCTATGACTGGTGTACGGTGTGCACCGTGTCGAGGTGGAACGGCACGGTCACGTTTACCTTGTACCATTGCCCGTCGGGCCCGACCCGCCGGACTACGGGGCCGCGGAACAGGATGTTGCCGTCCAGCCGCAGCCGCCTGAAGGCGGTCGACACGTCGTTCGCCACCTTCAGCGCGAGACCGTCCCCCGAACCTCGGGGAACGTTCACGGAAACGGTCACCAGCCCCGTCGACCTGTACCTGGGGGACTCCGCCATGTCGGCCTGGCGCGAGTCCGCCCAGATCACCGCCAGCTGCATCCACGTGCTGGCGAGCAGGTCGTCGGGCGTGCCTCCGGTGACGGGATAGTTGTCGACGTCGGGGGGCGTGAAGTCCTGGTTGGAGTACTGCACGGGCACCGACGGGTACGCCGCCGTCATGCGGTCGTGGAAGAAGGCGCGGATGGCCGCCGCCGCGTCGTCGAAGCCGTCAGCCACTGGTCACTCCTTCACGTCGTCCAGCGCCACGCCGAACTGGGCCTCGACCTCGGCGACCGTCACGCGCAGCATGCCGTCGGGCGCCTGGGAGGACCAGCTGTCGAACTCGAGGCGGTTGATGTAGGGGAGGTTGTTCGTGATCCAGATGCTCGCGAACGGCGGCATGCCGGACAGCGCGCCGACGCCGCTCTCCATGGTGGCGCCGCCGTCCTTGTCCAGCGCGTCGACCTCGCCGGAGGCGGGCGCGCCGATCGTCACCTGCCAGTTGGCGCGGGCCCTGCCGGTGTCGACGGGGGTGCGCAGCACGGTCCCGCGAAGGATCTGCAGCGCGATCTTGCGCGACAGCCTCGAGAACGTCTGCTCCATCTCCTTCGGCCCCTGGGACTGCAGCTCCAGCTCGAACTTGAGTAGGTCTCTGCGCGGTATGGCCGTCATCACGCCCTCAGGAACAGGCCCCAGGCGGCCACCGAGTCGCCGGAGTAGTAGGCCTCGACCCGCTGCACGCGGAACCGCTGCCCGTTGACCTCGACGTGGCAGCCGACCTTCGGGGTGATCGTCTGCGCGCCCGCCAGGTACGTGACCGCGTCGCCCCACTGCACGGTGTCGCCGTTGACCTGCGACTTGGTCACCGGGGCCAGCGGCGTCGCGGTCACGGTGACGAATGCGGCCGTCGGCGGCATCTCGAACCCGCCCAGCGACGGGTTGAACGCCGTCGCGGACTGCGCCTCCTCCAGCGTCGCGCTGACGCCGAGCCTGGCGATGAGCTCCAGCACAGCGGGGACCATCTTCTGGTCGAGCGCGGTCGTCATCTCACGACCTCACCAGCTCGGCGTGGCCCTCGCCGGTGGCGAGCACGTTCGCGAGGATCATGTCGACCATGCTGAACACGGGGTCCATGCCGCCCTCGTACGGGTCCGCGTACTCGCGCTCCGTGACGATGGGGCCGACCGCGTCCTTCTCCTTCGTGACGCGGGAGGTGTCGACGGTCAGGTCCGGCGCGATCTCCGTGCCGGCCGTGATGCGGTGCGCGATCTCGGCCTGCGCCGCCTTCACAACCTCGGGGACGATCGACGACACGATGATCCACCCGTCGCGGCCCTTGGCGCTGAGCCGCGGCCACTCGAGCCCCTGCGTGGAGTAGCACCGGTAGCCGGTGAACCTGTGCCCGTACTTCCCGTCGACGTACTGGGCGGCCACCATGAGGTTGGCGTCCTTCTCGTCGGAGCTCAGCGCGTTCCACGCGGTGGCGTCCTTCCCGTGGTCGTAGAAGTAGGCCTCGGCCGTCGCCTGGTTGATGTAGGAGTTGGCCCCGGCCACGCCGGTGCCGTCCTCGACGCTGATCGCCATGTCTTCCTCCGGGGGGTGGGCACGCGCCGCGCGGTACTACCCGGGGCTGGCCGGGGCGGCCAAGGAGAGGGAACCGCCCCGCGCGGCGCGCGCGTGTGTCGTCCCGCTAGGCCTTGAGCGTGCGGGCCTTGGTGTTCGCCGCCTTGACCTCGTCCTCGGAGGCGGGCGCGAGGGGGTGGCGGTGGTCTTCCATGGTGATGACGCGCCCGGCCTCGACCATCGCCTCGACGCACTCGGGCTGCACCTCGGTGGTCGCGTCGCCGTTCTCGCCGATCGTGAAGGTGCGCCCGTACAGCTGCAGCTGCGTGCCGGCCGGCCCCTCGCGGTGGAAGCGGTCGAAGTTGGGGATGACGCAGGTGACCGTGTCCTTCTCGCCGCCCTCGGGCTGCGCCGCCTCGGGCTGCGCCGCCTTCTTCTCGTCCGCCGTGCCCCCGCCGTTGGCGGGCCTCTCGTCGGCGGTCGTTTCCTTCTTTGCCATCGTCGTGCCTCTCTTTCGGCTGTTGGTTGAACTGTAAGGGGGTGGGGCCGGGACGGGCCCGCATTCGAGCGAGCCGCACCCCCCAGCTGCGGCTCGCGACCCGCCCCGGCTGGACTGCAGGGAGTCCCTAGTTGTTGATGGACGTCAGGCGGGCGATGCCCCTGCGGTTGTACACCGCGAAGTTGGTGTACTGCTTGACGCGCCAGATCCGCCCGTCGTACTCCTCCTGGGCACCGATCAGCTCGACGCCGATGCCCACGGGGGTGTTCTTCGGGTAGATGGCGGCCACGCCCACCTTGCGGGTGCCGTCGTCCCAGACGCCGCCCCAGACCGACGCGTACGCGCCGCCGGTCAGGGCCGCCCCGTCGGCGGTCTCCACCACGGAGAGGTACGTGTTCTTGAAGATCGGCGTCCCCTCGTAGGTGATGACCGTGCGCTCGCGGCCGTTGGCGTACGGGATGTTCATGACCCAGTCGCCCGGCGTGCCGCCGAGGGCCCGGAGCAGGGCCTTGTACGACCGGATCGTCCGCGCCGGCATCTGGATCCAGTCCACGATGCCGTGCTTGGACAGCACCAGGTCCATCATCTCGTCCAGGAGGATGAAGGACAGGGCCTGTCCGGTGGGCGCGGACGTGGTGTACTGGCCGGAGTAGACCAGCGAGTGCAGCGAATTGATCTGCGGCATGACGCCCGTACCGGTCGCGATGCCCTGCTGGAAGGTCCGGCCGACGCTCTTGGCCTTCGAGGCGATCTCGATGGCCGCCTGATCCGTCCCCGCGCTGGCCGAGGTGGCCCTCACGAGGTCGTCGAGCTCCGCGTCGCCGATGATCTTCGTCGGCTGGAACACAGCGTCCGTGTCGTTGAACGTCGCCGCGGCCTTGGCCGTGATGGCCGAGCCGACCGCGAGCACCTGCGCGGTGCCCAGCGAGGCCTCGCGCGGCACCGTCACGGACTGGCCCTCCATCGAGTCCATCCGCAGCTCCGCGAACCAGGGGTTGAGGTCGATGATGTCCTCGGCGACACCGCGCACCAGGTCGTTCCTGATGAGCTTCGCCGCCTCGGCGAGAGACTGAGTGGCCATGGTTTCCTCCTTTGGCTACTCTGGTGGTTTTGAGTTTCTAGTTCCCGTTACCCGGCCTCCCGCCGAGGTTGGCTCGCGCCGGGCCTCCCGCCCTGCGCCAGCCGGTTCGCCCTTCTTCCCTGCTAGCTGGCCTCCCCCGCCATGGGATCGATAGCCGCGCCCGCGACCGTCTTGGGGTCGCGGAGCGCCGCGCTGATGCGATCCACGGGCGAGGCCTTGTCGCCCAGCTGCTTCGCGCGGCTGGTGTCGCGGTCGCGGTCGTTGGAGCCGCCGCCACCGGAGTGGCCGCTGCCCTCGAACGCGCCCGCGTACTGCTTGTCGCCCTTCAACTCGAGGGCGAACTCCTTGACGGACATGGGGTCCGCCTTCCCGTTGACCTTCGGGTTGCCGTCCTTGTCGACGACGACGACCTTGAACACCCCGTCGGCCTCCTTGCGCGTGACGTGCTTGCGCATGAGCGGCGTGAGGAGCGTCGGGTTGCCCTTCACCTCGCCGTCCGCGAGGGCGTTCGCGATGGCGCTCTCGACCAGCGCGTCGTCCAACGCCGCGTCGAGCTTCGCGATCACGGTGTCCTTCTCGTTCAGTGCGGCCTCGTGCGTCTGCATCAGGGCCTGCTTGGCGGCGGTGATCTGCTGCTCGGCGAGCTTGCCCGCCTCGCTCTTCGGGTCGATCTTCTCGAGCTCCTCGAGCTTCTTGAGGGCCTTGCGGACCTCCTCGGGCTTCAGGTCGCCGTAGTCCCACCCGGTGATCTTGCCGTCGGCGTCCTTGACCTCCTTGACGCCCCACGACTTGAGGATCTGCTCCTGCCGCTCCCTCATGGTGCGCTCGGAGCTGAGCGAGCTCTTCAGCGCGCTCACGTCCTCCAGGTTCCAGCCGTCCACCGCCGTCACGTCGATGACGAACTGGTCCCCCTGCGCCTTGTACTCCGCCTGGAGGGTATCCCCCAGCGCCTCGTATTCGTCCTTGCTCACGATTGCCTTCAGGGCCATGGCCTCCTGCCACCTCCTACGCGGGCTCCCCCCGCTTGGCTTCTTCCGTGCCTCTTGCGCCGCGGGCACCGCGCCCGCGAACTCCTCAGCCGACCGGCTCCTCCTCGCCCTCCGCGGCGATGTGCCTCGGCTCGATCCTGTCGATGGGCATGTCGTACTTCAGCCCGAGCGCCGTCAGCCCGGCCGCCACGCCGTCCAGGTGCAGGTCCAGCCGCTCCGTCGGCTGCCCGCCCCAGAGGCGCAGGTCGTCGGGGTTGTTGCGCAGGTAGTTGACGATCCGCTCGCCCAGCGACTTCGGCTTGACCCGCACGCGGCGGATGTGGCCCGTCAGGTCGTCCATGTCCTCGACGTCCCAGTCGATGTGGCCGACGTCCTGGCCCCCGCTGCTCAGCCCGATCTTCATCAGTAGTTCCTCAGGCAGGACCACATCATCTCGACGAACTCCGGGTCCTTCTGCACCAGCTTGCCGAACATCGTCGGGTTGGACAGGTGCTCCAGGCCCATGCTGAACATCTCGGTGGACTGGCTGTCGTACACCTTGCCGAAGTAGTGGTCGACGAAGCCGTCGCTGTACCCCATCTCGCCGCTGTTTTGGTAGATCTCCGTGAGCTCGCCGCGCCTGCCCGTGTACTGGTTGGCCCGGTATTGGCGGTAGTCCGTCATCCGCCGCTCGAGCCAGTAGTTCCTGTACTCGATGTGGTGCCCCCACTCGTGCGCCACGAGCCTGCCGACGCGGGTGTTGGACCCCATGCTGAAGTCCTTGGCCGGGTTGGGCAGCGAAATGATGTTGCGGTACTTCTGGGCGTACGCCCTCGTGTCGTTGTGGGTGACGAACTTCATGCTGGACAATTGGCCGTGGTCGAGCACCGACCAGTGCATGCGGTCGGCCAGCGGCATCATGTACTTCGTAGGCGTTCTTGATCGCCCGCTCGAAGTCCGTGCTGTACCGGGTCTCGGCGCGCTTGCCCATCGCCCGCAGCCCCTTGCCCGCCTGCCTGGACAGGGTGCTGGCGCGCTCCGGCTTCATGACCTTGCCGTTGGTGCCGCGGAACTTGGCGGCCTGGTCGCCGTTGGCCCGCTCCAGGGCGTCCATGAACTTTCGGAATACGCTGTCGCGCGCGCTGCGCCGGCCCGTCATACCCGCGGCGGCGTTCAGCTCGCGCCGCAGCGCCTGCACGTCGACGCCGAGCTCGCCCATCTCCGCCTTTGCCCGGTCCAGCGCCCGGTCCCACTTGAGGCGCTTCGGCACGTCGGAG